AATGGTTCTTCTTTAACTTCAGTATATCCTAATGGTATTTACAAATATAGAAGGATAGAATCTGACAAATATAATGATATATTTGTTTTTAACCCAGCTTTAAGCACGCAGTTTCAAATATTATCTGGTTATCAACCTCATTTAACCCCTATAAATTATTATGCTTTAGATCAAAAATATAGCGATTATAGAGATCAATTAATTTTTAAGTTTAATTTAAATTCATTAGTAGACGTTAGTATTTTAACTGAAGTATGGGAGAAGGCTGGACCTCCATTATCTGCTACTGGACATTCACAATTTTTATGGAATCACCCTGCTGTAGGTTTAAGTGGTTGGGATGGAGAAATTGTGGCTATAAGTTCAGAAGATCAAACAAATTTTGAAATTATATTTACTGTGCCTAATGTTGCAATTAAAAATTATTTTAATTTAGATTTCGATTTAAATGCTGGTAAAATAAAACTTTATAATAATGGTATAGTTTTTGGTGAAGTAACTTTTAATCCTAATATTATACCAATTGATAAGATTTTATATCCAGATATGTTTATTAATACGCAAAATATCCGCAATGTCCCTATAGATAATTTAGTAGATATTAATTATAATAGCTCAGGTGGTACTTTAAAAAATGTAAAAATTCATAATACATCGTTTGATCAAAGTTTAGTTAATTATTTAGAATTACAAACAAAAGAAGTGGACCCTTTATATTTTAGAGTTCCATGTGGTACAAGAAATAATAAAGAAGAAATAGATACTTTATTTACATATAAGATTCCAGGTAATATTAGTAATTATATAAAAGTTAACATTCAAGATCTCAATATAAATAATGATATAAAAGATGAATTAATAAACTATTTACAAAGTTCAGTGGAAGTGGTAACACCGTCTCAACAGCAATTAATTTATAACGTAGAATAAAAATATGGCAATAAATGATATAACAACTAATTATTATGTAGGTGAAGATTTAGTTAATACAGCTAGTGATGAATACAAGACTATCACCTCGTCTAAAAAAATAGCATATACCGATGGAAATGAATTTACATTTGATGGTGTAAATTATATAGGTTATTATAATTATGATGGTAATAATTTTTATAAAACTAAAAATTTACAGAATAATAAATTAACTATAGTTGAAAATGTATATACTGATATTCGTAATTCTGAAAAGTTTTTTGATAGAACTATATTTACTATATTAAATCCATCTTATAAATTAGAAGATATTATATTTAAACCTAATGAGATTATAAATAAAAATTCGATTAATTTTAAATTAAATTTATTATATGATAATTTTAAAGATTTAATTAGATTTACTAATATTAATAATCCTCTTATACCCTCAACTTTTGAATCTTATGCTATATTATCTTCTACTAACACGGGTACTGAATGGCAATGGGTTTCAGCTAATGTTAGATTTATTTCAGGTGGTAGAGATCCTAATTTAGTACCTTTATCTTCTTATAATGGTGAATTTTATGATGTAGATAAGATGAATATACTAGCAGTTAGAAGTAAAAAAGTACCTGATGATTATACAATTTTTGCATCTACAAGCTCATTTTTATTTGCATATGAAATAGATAATAATGAAACTAAATTTAATTTTGTGTTAAGTGCAAATGCTTTAGGTAATGATGAACAATTAAGGCTTCAAAATATTAGTAGTATAGCAGCTGATTCAGAAAAAAATATATTATATATTAACGATAGAAATAGGCAACAAATTTTTAAAACTGATGTAAAAACAATAGTTAATCAAGATAGAACTGGTTTAAGAAAGATTAAACTTATTGACACTATAGGAGGGGAAGGAACTGAAAAAACTAATTTTACTGATAACAAGTATATTGAATATGGCAACAAAAATTTATATGTATATGATGATGTTGAGAAAAAGATTAAAAAGTTTAGTGAAGATTTTAAATTTAAAATTGAATATTCCAATTCTAACTTTTTTAAAGAAAATGAGTTTATTAGTATGACATTAAATAAGAATTTTGATTTATTATATATACTAACAAAAACTTATAAAATTATAGTTTTAAATGCTAATAATTTTAATGAAGTAGACAGATATGAAATATCAAGTAACCCTTTTGAATTTAGTATTCCTTTAATAGCTAAATTTGAACTTCCTAGAAAAATTATTTTTTCAGAGAATGATAGTAATATTTACTATTTACAAACTACTAAAAATGTTTACAAATATTTTGTAAATACACAATCTAAAAATATTGAAAGATTTACTATTAATATTCAATTTGATTCAGTAATGATGTGGAATACCATTTTTTCAAAATTTTCAGCATATGAAGTTGCATGGGACGATTTACCAGATTTTGATGTATTTACAATAGCAAGCAATGGTTTAGTAGTTATTGGTAATGAAAATATTGATTCAGATAAATTAATATTATGGTCAAATAGAAGAGTATTTAGTTTTAATGAAGATAATAATTTAATTACTCTTTTAAACACACAAAGACCTAATTTTTATAAGAAAAGTGAAATATTTTTAAATGATGAATATTTTAATAATATTACATTTAATTCTACTTTATATAGGCATTTATTTAATTTAAATTTATTGGGATCTAATTTAAATAAAAAATTATTAGCTAAATTTGATACTTTAGAAACTGACGGATATTTAAGATTTGATGAGTTTTTAGAAATGAGCAAAGAAGATAAAATTAATTTAGATATTACTGATCAAAAACAATTTTTTGTAGGTGTTAATGAAACATTAAACGGTAATACTCTAAACAGAGTTATGACTAATATTTACGAATATCAAGGTAAGATTATTGAAGCGGTAAAAACTAAAAGAATAGGTAAAAGAATACCTATTTTAAAAACTGTGTTATTAGATGATGATCGTAGATACTCGGATTAAAAAATAGTATGCAAGATAAATAATAATATATAATGAGTACTGAAATTTCAAGTTTAGCAGGGGAAATAGTAGCTTTTACATACCCTTCATTAATTAAAGTAGCAGATAACGGTGACGTGGCAGTTGTAACCAGCTCTAATAGAGCTTCAACAGTCGTTACTACTAATCCTAATAAAACACTAACGCCTAATGCATTAAACAGATTATCTGATGGTAATGGTAATCCTTTATCTATTTCTGTAGCACAAACTGATGGAGGTGCAAAGATTTTTGGTCCAACTATAATTGCTGGTTCTTCTAATTGTGTTGAAGGTAAAGTATTAGAAGTACAAGATGGCGGGGTTTGTATTGAAAAACAAATTTGTGCATGTGGTAGCGGATCTAATCATTTATGTGGAGCAACTAATACAGATGATTTAAACGTTGCAGATGCATTAGTAGTAAGTAATTTAATACACCAAACTTCAACGACTGGTAACACATCCTTGAGTGGTGATCTTTTTGTTGGTACAACTAGCGGTCCTGAATTTTCAGTTGATAGTGCCACTGGATGCACTACAGTAAAAGGATTTGCTAATATAGGTGATGATTGTACAACTTCACAAGTAACACTTACTAATAAAGGTATTCTTTTAAATAAAGGGGTAATAAGGGGATGTGCTGATATTATAGCTTTTTATTCATCTGATGAAAGACTTAAAGATAATGTTAAAAAAATAACTAATTCTAATAATATTATTAATAGTTTAAACGGTTATGAATTTGATTGGAAAGAAAAAGCTGATAGAGTAGGGTCTGATATTGGAGTTATAGCCCAAGAAGTTAAAGAAGTATTACCTGAAATAGTACATGAAAGAGAAGATGGATACTTATCAGTAGATTATGTTAAGCTTATACCTGTATTAATTGAAGAAGTAAAAAATTTAAACAATAGAATTAAAGTATTGGAGGAAAATTATGGCTAGTTTATTAGGACAAAATATTAATCAATCATATAACGGTTTATTAAAAACCTCAACAAATAATACAATACATGGAGGTTTAAACCAAATTACTGATGGTTTAGGGAATAATTCAGCTTTAACTTTAGGAAAATCAGGTAATTTATCTAAATTAGATGGTGCATTACACGTCAATGGTCTTTTATTAGGGTGTAGCAACCTTACTACTAATGGTAATTTATGCGTCAAAGGATCTTCAACTATTGATAGTGAAGTAGTTATTGGAGGTAATACTCATGTCAGTGGACAACTAACTGCAACTAACTTTAATTTTACTGGAGCAGGCGCTTTTGCCGGTGCTATTACTCATAACAATACTGTTACAATTAGCGGGACTTCAAATATCTCTGATATTTTTGTTAATGGTAATGAAACTATTAATGGAAGTTTAACTTTAACAGGTGGTATTAGTGCAGGTGGGGATATTGTTGCATTTCATTCTTCAGATAGTAGATTAAAAGATAATTTAATACGTATAGAATCTGAAAATTTTGTTAATAATTTAACTGGGTATGAATTTGATTGGAATAATAGATCTAAAAGATCTGGTAAAGGTAAAGGTATTATAGCCCAAGATCTATATAAAATTGATAAAACGTTAGTAAAAGAAAATAGCGATGGTTTTCTTTCAGTTGATTATATTGGTTTAATTCCAGTTCTTTTAGAAGAAGTTAAAAGATTGGGTAAAGAAATAGAAAAACTAAAAAACAATAGTTAATCAAGATAGTACCCTTGCAAGTAAGTACTACCAGGGGCAAATGAATAATAAATACCACCACCGTCGCCGGAGGACTCACTTTCGCTACTATCACTAACACTTTGTAAATTTTCAGTATTTACTAATGAATCTACTGCAGGTTCAAAAAATCTAAAATTACCTGAACCTGACGTACCTACTAATTTACTATCTATTGCCGATAAAGTAGATAATACTAATTCATTATTTACTAATTTACCATAAATTAAAGTACTATCAGTCCTTACCCCGTCAATAACTTTAAAATTATTATCAGGAGAGGTAAAAAAGAATCCTTTATTTTCATATTGAAAATTAGGATTATTTAAGTAATCATTTTCTAATTCAATTTTATTTTTATTATCTCTTACACTAAGTTTTATATTGTAATCATATGATGATAAATGTTGAGATGTTAATAAACTATTATATCTTGTTATATAAAAAGTTACAGTACTTTCACTTTCATTTTGCGATACGTTATCTTGAGTTAAGAAAATTTTATCTGGTACAGGATCTTTAACATTAACTACATAACTTTCTAACCCTCTAAATAATTGACCCGAACTAGTAGTTACTACTAAGGTAACGGGGTAATTGCCTGTAGTTTGGTAAGTGTGAAAAGATGATAAATTATTTTCTACTATAGTTCCGTCTCCAAAATCTATAAAAAAATCAGTATCTGATATATCAGGCGCTGCAGATAAAAAATTAGGTACAGCATATATACCGCCCAAGTCTCCGGTATATAAAGCACTACTCGAAATTGTATTGGTACTACCTAATATTTTTTTAAATGCTAAATTATAGATATCTAAACGTATATCAATTCCTGATAATGAACTATAATCTTTATTGAAACTATAACTCATTTTATATATTCTCTATTACAATTTTTGATAATATTGATTGATTGGAAAGATATGGATATTTAAAAAATGGTAATTTTAAATCGCTACCTATAATTTTTATATCATTTCTGTCATATATAGGATTATAAACTACTAAACTAATACCTTCTACTTCGTTAAAAGTTTGATTATTTATTACCCTTCTAGTTAAAATATCTTCAACACCTTCTATATTAAATATTTGATTGCTTATATCCTTTAAACTAACTAAACTGTTTAAATTTAGATTAGCAAAATAATTTACAAAAATATTGTTAATTCTTTCTCTCATAGCCTCTGTAGAAGAATTACTTAATACATTTCTCTTGATAATTAAAAATGATTCATCTGCAAGCTCTTTTCTTAGTACTTCATTTTCACCGCTTCTAACCCCTAAATCAAAAGCTGTAAAAACTGGGTCAACCGGTACTATATTTATATTAGCTTGTTGTTTCTCTTTAAAAGAATTAATTATAGATGATTTTTGAGAAGTAGATACAAAATTTAAATTATTATTACTATCTACATTATTGAATTTCGAAACTAAAAATAAGTAAATATTATTTGATTGATTTATTGAATTAAAGTTAACCTGGTTAAACAAAACTCTACTATCATCATTGGGTTTATTTAAACCTATATTTAAAAAATAATTTAAATATTGATCAACATAATCATCATTATTTACAACGGTAAAAGATTTTAAAACTTGTGAAAAATTAGTAGATAAAAAATCATTATAATCTTTTAAAGTTATTATTCTATTTTGCAATTGAAAGTTTTTAGTAGCATTATTTCTAATACTTTCAATATCTTCTCTTTCAACTGGCGTTGTAGATTTTAAACTATTAGAAAATGTTAAATTTTGTATTTCCTCTATAGTTAAAAAATTAAATGTAGTATTATAAATATTATCACTTATTAATTGAAACCTGGGAGTATTATATAAATTTAAAGAGTTACCATCAAGGACTCCTGGAGATACTACTCCAGCTTCTCCAGAACTTTGAATATAATAAATTAAAATTTTATCACCTTCATTTAATTTTTTTCCAAAAACTCCATTGCCAAACTTAAATTCGTAAAAACCATTTTCATTTAATCTTTTTTCAACTACTGTAGAATCAGAGTTTTCTAAAAATAAACTACTACTTTCGGTATATTCAACTATTTTATTTGTATTTACATCTTGTACATATACATCAATTGAGTTACTATCTACATTTACTTGAAAATTATCATCACTACTCCTAACTGATAAAGTTACAGTTTCAAAATCTTCACCTAATGCTATAACTTCAGGATATTCAAAATATTGTCCTTCCCTTAAAATATTTTCACTTGAAAAATTATCTAAAGATTGGTTACCGGCTACTGTTTTGTTAAAAGTACTATCATTAATAAATGAATAATAAACTCCACCAGCTACTATATAACTATATCTTTTTATAGTATATGAATCAATTGGTAGTAAACTATTAGCAGTTAAATTAAATGCAAGTAATGAAGTTTGATAACCTTTAGGTTTGTAATCTATTAATTTTACTATTCTATTCATGTTTTCATATATACTTGTATCTGAAAACATTGATTCAGCAGATGTTTGATTCAAATAGAATAAAAGTAAATGGTAACTATAAGCAATAACATCAATAATAGAAGACATATTACTACCTTCAAAAGTTTGATCAGTATATATACCCCCTTGGTCTAATCTAGTTTGAATTAGTTCTTTTAATGATCTTGCATCAAAAGCAGCATAATTGTCTCTTGATAAACTAAAATCAGTTAAATTTTTCTCGGCCATAATTATATTTAATTAATAACTATAGAAACCAGATTTGTTTAATCTTCCTTTTAAGTTTAAAGGGTTACTATTAAATTCTGGTATATTTATAATAATATTTAATTCATATTCTTGCATTTCAATATCAGCTATTACTTCAATTGATTGGACTTTAATCCTAGGCTCAAAACCAACTACAGTATTATTAATAGTTTCACCTATTACCGTAGCTCTAGCTTTTGATACTGGTAAAAATAAAAGATCTCCAAAGTTCATTCCAAATTCTGGATTTAATATTTTTTGTCCTTGGAAAGTTGTTATTAAATTTATTAAAGAATTTTTTATAGCTTCAAAATTTACTGCAGTGTTTAAATCTTTTAAATTGGTAGCTCCATTTAGTTCATCAGATTTTACAATACCTACCTTTACATCTAAATTTATATCTTTATAGATAACATCTAGATTTCTTTCTTTTGTAGGTTGAAAAATATTTAATTTTATTGCCATATGGATATTTATTAAGAATAAGTTGGGTTATTGAAGTTACTATATATACTATATTTTGAATCATCAGATGACCAAGCTATATCATTTAATTGATTTTGTTTCCTTCTCCATCCAAAGAATTCATAAACAAATGAATGTGTACCTGCTGTATTAGTAATATTAGAAACAGACGAACTTAGACCCGATGCACTTGTAAGTAAAGTTTTTAAATCTAAATTATTTGTGGTAGTGCCTTCTGAAGTTGAAGAAGATGTAATATTACCTGACACATCAGTAACTACTACCAACCCTCTTAGACATCCTTTTCTTCTTTCATAACCCACGCCTGGTTTAGTTGTATTACCTGCAGTAGTAAAAACAAAACTAGTTGTACCACCGTCTGTACCGCCCTCAGATTTACCACCTGAACCACCCGAACTACCAGGTCCATATAAACGTAAAAGTTCCCCTGTTTCTGGGTGATTAACTAGTATTGCTCCCCTCCTAAATATTTTTTTCTTATTACTAATAAAATTATATAAGGTATTATTTTTATCTATTAAATTTAAAGTAAATTCTCCTAAATTGCTTTTTTGACCATTAATTGCTTTTAATTTTAAGGGTTCTATATCATCAATTAATTTTACTACTCTTAAACTTACAATAGTAACATTACCGTTTTCATAATAAAATTTAATTGAACCTGTTGTTGAGACTGCATCATTGAAAGAATTATATCTATGGGAAAAATTATCTAATTTTAAAGTACCATCAGATTGAAATTTAGAATATAATGTTTCATTAACATTATCACCATAGTCAACATCAGCTTTATATAAACTTACTCCGGACCCATTATTTTGAGATACAGCTGATAGATCAAAATTTATATTAGTTACCCCTGAATAAGTTAGAGTAATTGTTCTTAAAAAACTAGTAGCTGGAAAGGATAAAGAAGGTAAAACACAATCACCGCTACCATTTAAAAAATTAAAAAAACGATCCGCTGGATCTGTAGGAGAGGATGGATTTGATTGTGTAGCTGAAGCTTTAACTTGAGCTCTTAATGCAGTTAAGGCATCATTATTAGTAGCATTAGAAAATAAATCATTATTAACAATATTAATTTTATTATTAATAATTTTATAATTTAAAATATGTATTACAATTGAATTATTAGTATTGTTAAAGGTTGTTGTTAATATGTATGAGTCGTCCAAACTATTATATTTTAGATCACTATTAATAATTTTATTAATAGTTATACTTTTACTATAATGACTAAAATCAAATGTATCAATAAAATACGTAGAAGTTTCAGTATTTCTTGTACTTATTTCATCTATAGTTTTTTTCTGTGTATCAAATTTATATAGTTCATACAAAAAAGTATTTGATGAACTTAAACCTGATAAACTTATATTAAATTTATAAATTGAATTATTATTATAACAGTCTTTAGTTATATAAGAAAAATCAGGTCTTGTATTATCTTTTTCTATAATTAAAGGGGAATTTGTTTGCTGTAAATAATTACCATTATATTTAAATGCATCAACTATAGAAAAACTACTTAGATCTATACTAAAAGTATCCTCGTAAACATTTAAATCCAAAATATCAGATCCTGTAATTTGGCTATACAAAGTGTTATTAAATGAAAATTTATCATAAATGATATTAAAGTTTGAACCTGATAAAGGTTTTAATTTTTTATCAATTACATCTTTAACAAATATTTTTTTATAACCATTTATTTTATCAAAACAACCAGAAAGTTTTTCAACATTACCATACCTATTTTCTGATATATCAATTGTATTCCCCGTATCAAAAGCTGCATCCTGTATTATTGTTTTGCTCTCAGTATTTAAAATTACCCCTTTATTAGGAATAAGCTGAATATATTCATTACCATAAATATCAGTTTCAATTTTATCAATAGAACCAAAATTAACTAAATCAGTTATTGAATCTGAAAATTTACCCTCATTTGTTATATCAATTCTTCTATTTTCTAATGATTGATAAGCATGAAAATAATGATTTCTTTCATCTGCTTTTACTGTATTTCTAGAAGAAGATGATGAAATATTTTTATAAGTATTTAAATCAAAGAAAAAATTGAAAGGGTTATCTCTTTTAGTATTACTTAAATTTACAACATCACCATATTCACTAGGATCAGGGAATATATATACAAAATTTTCATTTAACTCAGGTTTAATTTTATTAATAAATTCACCATCAACTTTTAAAATAGAAAATTTAGTAGGGTTAAAAAATAAACCTATACTTCTTTCATAACTATCAGGTTGTTTTTCTTTTGCTTTAACTGATGGGAAGTTAATATTAAATAAATTTTTAGCTTTATTTTTAGCTTCAAATAACTTACCTGATACAAATTGTGTTTGAGTAGAACTAATATTTGGTGTATTGGTACTAAGATAGAAATAATCAGTACCTACTAAATTTTCTGATATTTCAGCTTCATATAGTACTCTATATGTATCAGAAGTACTACTTATTGTATAGTCAATAAAATCATCTCTTTTTAAAAAATTTGTATTTAATTCATTAAATTCTAAAACAAGCTTAAAAGGATTTAACTCTATTAAGGTTATATTATTTTGATTTAAAACATTTATTAAAGCTTGATCAATATTTAAATATAAATTAGAATCTATATTATTTGATTTATAAGTTTCAGTAGAATCAAGTGATGCAGGATTAATATCATAGTAATCGTTAAAAGTATCATAACCTAATTCTACGTCAATTCTTAAAGAGGATAAAGATACTGGTTCGCCTGTATAATCTGAACTAGTAAAGAAATTTGCAATATTGTTTTTTATTTGATCTTTAACACTTAAATTACTACCTTTACCTTGTTTTTCTCTTAATTCTCTTTTAAAAGTATTTCTTTTTTCTCTATAATAATTTAAAATCTCTATTATTTTTGACCTATAAAATGGTATTATTTTCATCAAAGAATCCTCATCATTTAAATCAACTGTATTGAAAAATCTTCTTTGTTCTTGTGTAGAATATTTTAAAGTTAAATCATTAAAAAAGTTTAAATAAATCGAACGAATATTAATTTTATTATTTTTATTATTTGCAAAATCAGTTTCTTTCCATTTTTCTAGATATCTTTTATACTGATTGAAATTTTCTAAATCATTATCATCAATAACTTTTACATAATTTAAATATTCAATAAAATTGAATGGGCTACCTATATCAAATTTATCATCAGTCAACGTAGTAGTTATACTATTATTGACAATATATTCTGTAAATTTTATCATATATAATATTTAATATAGGTTAATAAGTACAATAATTAAGGTGTAAATGATGAACCTGAATCAACATAAGTACTACTATCTGAACCATCATAAGTAGTACCAACACCTGCAGTTCCTGAAAAAGATGCACTAACGGTTATACCAGATTTTAAAGTATTAAATTGCGGACTTGCTATTACTCTATTTTCACTATTGATACCTTGATTTCTAGCAGAGTTACGAGTACTTTCATTTGTATCAGTCAAAGTTAAAGGTAAATTTTCAAATGAGTGAGTATGAGGATAAGTAGTAATAGTATCAGGAACAGGAACTCCTCCTTGTGTTCCCCCATAAACAGGAACAGTTGCAGCCCCTCCATCATCAGTA